CATCCTTGGAGAAATCAACAGTCATTTTAGTTTTAGTTAGTTTGACGTTTGTGGGGTGGGTTGGTTGCCCTTCCCTCACCACCCCTATACAATACCACATTTTGGGCACCGTGCTCATTTACTGTGACACTAGAACAAGTGGCACATCGCATAGTTGGACTCGGTGGGACTGGATTTTGCTCGAAAGCACCAACCCCCTTGAGTCCTATGCGGGACACATAATGAGACCGAGAGAAGTTTTTGTTTCCTCTTTGATTCTACCTGCAACCAAGGCACCCCTCCCCGCAGGATGCAGTCCCATTGCAGTCTCGTGTGAAACTGTCAATAATGGATTTTCCTGCAATTTGGGGTCAAGGTGCCCTAGGTCATGGACCGCAATCTCATTGACGGTCCATCTGAAACTGTTGAGAATCAGTCCTCAATGCCCAGAAGTTCAGGATAATACTCCGTCACTTCATTGATAAGTTCTTCATCACTGTAGGTAGAAAGATTCTCTTCCAGTTGGTCTCCAACAATCCGAATCAAATCTTTGGTGCTCATATTATCAAGCACACGGTCAATGTATGCTTCAACAAGTTCTTGTCGGTTAATTTCAGGCATTTCAGTGAGATTCAGTAATTACAAGGTAGTCAAGTGATTTAACACACCAACCAGTTTGGTCGGAAATCACATCAGCAAGTTCATCTTCATTATCAACTTCAAAGACTTCACCAATCACAGATGAAGAAACTGCGACCTGCTCATCATAAGGAAGTTCCTCGGATGAATCAACAAAATCAAACTCAATGTCAGTTAGTTTCAGCAGCATTATCAGACCTCGGCAAAAGGATTAGCAAGTTGGGGAATCGTATTAAAGTCCACAACTTCATACGGAACTGTGTGATTGAGATACTCCTCAACCTCAAGATTCATTTCAACTCGGTTGAGAAATTTCTTGGATTGAGTTTGACCCATAAAGGTCAAAGTTTTCAGAAACCACTCATCGGATACATTACCCATCGGAGTTTTGATGGGGTAGAAATCCACCACCATTGAACCATTTTTAGATTGGAGTTTCATCAGAAGTCGTATTCAAAAGAGTTTGCAATTTCAATAGAATGAAGGATGTGTTCATAATCCTTCATTTCTTCTTCATTGAACTCACTTGCCTGTTGTTCCAGACAATAGAGAATCAAATCAACTGCCTTTTCTTGAAGATAAAGTCGCATCAGAATGAAGTGTCAAAAACAAAACCATCTTGATAAACAAAATCAAGATTATCGAAACTTGTTTCCCAGTCAATCTCCAGGAAACCAGGAATGTCTACACAGTAGCAGTCATTTACAAAATCCTCTGCAAAATGACCTTTGGATTCATAAGAACCACGGTAGGAATCTTGGAAACCAGAAAGTTGGTCAAACCCAAAATACTCAAGGAAAGCATCTACAGCATCGTAAGAATACTCTTCACCAAGTTTACAATAATCCTCATAATACTTTACGAGATTATCTTCACCGTGCTCATTGATGAACTCATAAATGTCCTCATCGTAATAATTGTCTTCAACCAGGTCTTTGATGTACTCAACAGTGGATTCTTTCAAGTTTGGAATAACAATTTCGGACATACTTGGTCTCTCAACCTCAACATCAGTATAATAGCACCCCCAGAGGGGTTTGGGGGGTCTCTTGTGCCACCTCTACGACTGGCACATCAGGTTCACTATCTTCGATTCTTTTTGTGGCAATATCAAAATACTTCTTTTCCTTTTCTATTCCAATGAAGTTTCTATTTTGAAGTTTACAAGCAACACCAGTTGTTCCACTCCCCATACAAGGATCAAGAACAGTATCACCTTCATTAGAATAAGTGCGAATCAAATACTCATAAAGTGCGATAGGTTTTTGTGTAGGGTGAAGTTTACCCTCATCTTCAGCAGTCTTAAAATACAGAACACTTCTGGGATACCTTACACCTGCTTCATCTTTAACGTGAACTGCTTTTGTCTGTTTACCATACTGTTCAGCATCTCTTACTGCTTTCCCCTTATCATAAGGTTTTCCTGGAGTCATTTGAGGATTGTATGTTGGTTGTTTCTTATAAAAAACTACAATGTCCTCGTGTGCTCTCATCGGTTGCTTTTTAGCATTTAAGTATCCAGTTGCTTTGGACTTTTCCCAAACCAAACAATACTTAAAGTGCTGATAGTTTGTTGATATTAGAACCGATGTAAATGGTTGTGCTGCTGTTGAAATAATCGCAGCATTTGGTTTGCAGATAATATCAATATGATACCAAAAAGCATCATAATCAATTACCCTATCCCATTCATTTCTCTGCTTATTAAGCGTACCATAGGGAAAATCTGTCAACAAAAGATCAACGCTTTGAGGTTCGATCTTCCCCAAAACATTGAACATATCATCACAGAATAATTTCATTTCTTCAACCACTCTACAAACTTATTAACTTCTTGAATGTCCAGTTGGAAATCACTATTAAACTCTTCCATATAAATTGCACGGGATGCGTTGCGCTTCTTGTGCTTATTAACAACAAAGATATTTACATCTTTGCCAGTCATCTTTTTGAAGTATGCAGAGTAATAAGTCAAAGTATCTTTTGATACACACTCTTGACCAGCAAGAATAGCATACTCCACATCATCAGGAACATCGGGAGATGCGTTCAATTCAATAAAGTCTAGTATGGCACGTTTGAAATAACAAGCATCCAAATAACATTTGGATTCTGTTGCTTTTACCATCTTACCGTTACGATAGATGTGTTTATCAACTTGAAGATTCTTGAGACAAACACCACCAACCTCTTCGGTTCGCTTATAGTCATTCTTCTTTGCTTCTAGACCATTATCAGCACAAATACGCTTAATAAAGTTCTCGAAAATTACACCAGATGCGTTTCTTGCTTTACCACCACCATCTTCTTTATGCAAGCGAGGAAGATCCTCAACTTCAGCGTTGTATGCTTCGATAATAAGATTTAAGTTGCTCATTGTTGCTGAATTGAAGAACCTTCACCACCCCTATACAATACCACATTTTGAGCACCGTGCTCATTTACTGTGCCACTTGTTCTAGTGGCACAGTCTCAATCAAGACTCACTCATCATACCAGTATTCATAATCTTTCACAATATCATCAGGGTGATGATATTTTTTAGTCATACGGTCAATGAAATCTTGGACCTCACCATCATCCAATTCAGCATTAAAATAAATTGTGAGGTTGACAGATTTATATTGAGTCACAGTCGTTTGTTCCATCAAAGTTGTTGTTCGATTAAATTAGAAAGTTCATTGAAAGTATAACCTGAATCGTTCAGGTCTGCAAGTCCCTCGTGATAAAACCAATTATCTTCATCTTCCTCTTCAACATCAATTTTTACCACAGGACAATTAATTTCAAATCCTGCCCAATCCATTACAGATTCAGGCACAAACTCACTTTGGTCATCAAAATACCAATAGTCTTGAAGTTGAAGATTGGTTTCTTCATTGCCTCTGAACTCCCATTCAACATTGTGTTCTTGTGCATAAAGATCACACAGAACACCGAGACAACAGTAACCACTCACACTGCGGAGTTTCTCACTGCCTTGCTCGTATTTACCAGAACGCAGAGCATCAATCCACTTCTGCTTAACTTCAGGATTCATTGCCGTTGACATCATCAAACCAAGTGTCGAGTGAATTAAAGATTTCAGTTACGATGCAATCAGTAATAGCATCAATGTGTGGTTCGGGATTGTGCTTAAAGGCACGATTGTATCCGAACCTAACACCTTCCTCGATTGCCATTTCTAATACAGCACGGAATCTAGGTTTCATAACACCTCCCAATCACATTCCCAGAAGTCATTGACATTTACCCAAAAGAAGTATTTTTGATTCTCTGATGCGAGAAACAACATACCATCGCCCTTGTCTTGCTCTACAATGCAAGTAGGGTTGTTATCCATCACATTGCAAAGTCTATTCTTTGCTTTCTTGGATTTGGGTCTAACAATTACTTTGCGTGGATGTGACATTAGTTTGCAGTAAGGACAAGATTAGCAACTCTAGACTCCCCAGGGAGTTCTTGCAACTTATCATAAATGCGTTGGAATTGACAACCAAGATTCATGTAGTATGCAGCAAGATGCTTATCTCCCGCAAGATAAACAGCATCCTCTTTTGCTTCAATAAGAGACATAATATCCACCAACTCACCAGAAGTAAAAGAGATTGAAGTCATTTTGCAGAATTAGGAACGCAGTTGTCATCAACAATAACAGTAGTTTCAATGAGAACATCAAAATCTTCTGTCATCTTAACATAATTCCACTCCTTATCAGTCTCATCCTCCACATTTTCTTGATAGCAGTGAATGAAACCTTCCGAGTCTTGTTTTACATAACAACCATCATAGTCCTCATCATCAAAGACATAACCAGATGCAATTAGTGCTTCAACAAAAGTCATTTGATGTCGAAAATGTCGAACAGTTCTCGTTGAGTTTTAGTGAAGAGTGTATCTTCAGGGGGATAATCATAGAGTTCCAACTCGAACTCCTTGTAGAAATACATAATGTCCCGAAGAGCAGTAAGTTGCTTCTCGGTCAAGATTTCTTCGATAGTCAGCACAGTGTCAAGCATAGTTTCAGTAGTCAGTTCCTTCATTTTCACACTTTTGAATCCAGTAAGCATAAGCAGGAAAGTTCATCGGATGGTCTTGATTTCTTTGATACCATCCAAAAGCATTATTCACTCGATTCTCTGGCACCAGCAAATAAGGAATGTTATGGGGCAGGTGCGGAACGTAAGTCATTGGACCTCTTCAACCATACAAGTATGATACCCCAGAATCCCCCGCACCGCAACCACATCAGTGCCACCTCTACAAGTGGCACAAGGTATCACTGGACTCAAGATAGATTGTTTATGTATTTTCTCAACAGATGTTTTCCTTTATCAACATCAAATCTACGTTCAAAGAGTTCCATAAGTTCAAGCACAAGATCAGCATAAACTACTGGAACTCTGATATGTTTAGTTTCACCTGATTTGGGAAACTTTTTGGTAAATGGCATTGTATTCTATGCGGGACACATAGAGATTTATGCAGCAAGCACTTCACCCTTCACAAAGATGGTATCAACCACGGTCTGAAGTTGACGGGCAATCTTATCACCATAGTTGTTGTTCACAGGAATAGTGATAGTGCCAAAGGGTTTCTTATAGAAAGCAAACTCACCTGGTTTCATTGTACCATCTGCGATTGCTTTACGATCATCACGGTGCATACGGATAACACGTCCAACAGTTTGTGCCATTTCAATCAGTGGAAGATTGCGAAGCATAATGCAATGAGTCAGACCATGAACATTCATACCTTCGGACAAGATGCTGTAATGAAATACAATGAACTTCTTGTCTGGGTCAGCACCAAACTCATTCATCTTTTGGAAGAATACTTCCCGAGACACTTTGGTTTTGTCGATGTAAGCACCGTGCTTGGAAGTGATGTGCATAATGGTATAACCCATGTCATTGAGTTGTTGCAGCAGATCACTTTCAGTGAACATTGCCCAAATTACTTTGGTGCTCGGTGCAGCAACAAGAACTTTAGGTGCATCACAATCAGAAATCTCTGACAGAATACCTACAATGTTCTCTGCATCTACAAAAGGTGCATTTTCTTTGGTGCGGATGGTTTCTGCTTCATAAGGCACAACCCGAGGGGGAATGATACTACCTGCAGCAATCAGTTCTTGTGCAGGAATACTAATGATATTGTTACCATACACAGAGGTATTATTCATCGACTCTTCACTGTTATTGAACTTCGGAGTTGCAGTGAAGAAATAAGCATTATCTGCCACTGCTGAAGTATGAGCAATACCCACAAAGTTGCTGGGTTTCACACAATGGTGTGCTTCATCAAAATACACTACATCAATGTTGATGTCTGCTTCATTCACCCGACCAATGGAATTGTAAGTGGTGAAGATGAACTGATGCTTACCACTTCCGATTGCTGTGTCATTATACTCTGCAATGACTGCTGGACGTGTAGAGGATTGATGATGAGTTTCACCACTGTGAACGTGCATAAAAGCAATGTTTTGCTCTTTGAGATACTCTTCAAACTCCGAACAGAGT